ATGCTAAATCTCTCTTCAATGAAGCGTTTACAATTTATATTCTTCTCTTGTTCAAGTAAATTATAATAAGGTATTATCTAATGAACGAGAAGAATATAAATTGTAAACGCTTCATTGAAGAGAGATTTAGCATTGTAGATAAAAGCTCTCAGGTTGTACCCTTTATCCTGAATGCTATTCAAAACAAATATCTTTTAGAAGATTACTCTGGTAACGATGTTATTTTAAAGGCGAGACAACAGGGTTTTTCAAGTTTGATACTTGCTATTTTTACTGCTGACTTTCTAATTAAAGACAATCAAAGGAATGTTATTGTAGCCGACATAGACGATAATGCTACTGAACTACTTGATAGAGTTAAATTCTTTATACAAAGCTATGAAGTCAAAATGGCCACAAGGGTTCCGTTAAAGTACAATTCCAAATATGAACTGTATAATGAGGCAACCAATTCAAGATACACAATAGGAACTGCAAAGAATGTCGATTTCGGGCGTTCCAAAACCATTACTAATCTACATTTATCGGAATTTGCATTTTATTTACATCCTGACAAGTTATTCTCTGGCGCTGTACAAGCTGTAGTTCCTGATGGAAGAGTAATAATAGAGACAACGGCTAATGGATATAACGAATTTAAACTGTTCTGGGATGATTGTGTGTTGGGAGATAGGGGTTTCAAACCACTGTTCTATCCGGCAAGCGATTTTTACGATAAAGAGTTTTTAGAGAACAAAAAGAAACAACTTAAAGAACTTTATCTTCAAGAGTATCCTGAAACCCCGATTGAGGCTTTTCTTACGTCTGGTGAGATGTATTTTAATCTTGAAAGTCTAAAATGGTATTTGGATAATGCGAAAGAGAAAATAGATTATGAATTCGTTTAGACAATACCGAAAAATAACATCAAATGAGCAATTTGTTGTTGCGGCCGATACATCAAGCGGTTTGGGAGATTATTGTGCCGTGCAGTTTTTAAGCAAGACTAGGTTAGATGTTCCGCTTATTTATCATAAAAAGATAATAGCAACCGAAATGACGAATGAGATATATCCTGTGTTAGAGAAAATACATGATGTTACAGGCTTTAAGCCCGTTATAGCTTATGAGAGAAACGCCGGAGGAACATTTGAGATGGATAGATTAGCATCAATGAATAGGCTAGCAAAGTATAATATATTTGAAATGCCAAGAATAGGAAACGTGACTCCTGGTGAAACTAAGAGACTCGGGTGGGACACAAATACTGCAACTCGCCCCGCAATGCTTTCTCAATTAAAAGAGGCAATAGACAATAAGTTATTAACTATTTACGACAAACCGACAATAGAGGAGATGTATTCATTTGTTGTGGTAAGAACCACAGCTACGGTTAAAGCTCAGGCTGAGTCCGGTATGCACGATGATTTAGTTATGAGTTTGGCTATTGCTTGGCAACTTTACCAATTAGCTGAATTTATAGGAGGAACAAGGCCAATGCCTTATTCTTCCAAGAAGTGGAGTTTAGTCTAGTTATACGCCGGTATCTACTGCTCCGCCGTATGGTTAGAGTAAAATACACAATAAATCAACTTTCTTATGGTTGGAGTAAATGGGGTGGTGGGAATAAAGGATTAGTCAAAGAAGAACTTGACGAGTGGTATTGTCAGGGTTGTGGTGAATTTCAAAAAAAGATACTTCCTTCTTATATGGTTGAGAGTGCTACCAGAGAGTTTATGAGAGTATGCTCCAGTTGCAAGCACAAAATGGTAGAAAAACGTATTCGGGATTACTGGAAGCTATTAGCTGTTATTCAGCGTTAATTGCAAACCTCATATTAAATTAAATACTATTTAACTATGCCAAAAGGGATTACCAAAGAAGAACAAACTCTAAAAGAGGTATCACAGCACTACGATATGTGGACTCAAGATAATGAGCAAAGGATTACAAGAAAGAGTGGCTGGAATGACATAACAGATGCTTATTATGGCAAACTTCCTTCTGATTGGCCTTATATTACAAAAATAGTTGATCCGAGAATAAGAACTTCACTTATCGAAAAGAACGCAAGACTCGTAAATAATAAATTAAGGGGCCGTTTAGTTCCAAGAGAGGGTGCTGATATATTAAAAGCAAGAATAAACAATGCCAAGCTTGATTATGACTGGGATAGCGCAAATGATGGCGGTTCGATGCTTACAAAGATATCAATTTCTGACATGGATACAAGGCTTTATCAATCTAAGTTCGGCCTTGTTAAATGGAAGTGCGAATATAACGATGACGGATCAATAAAGTTTGAGGGTAATGAGTTTTATCCGTTAGACATTAGGGATTGTGGCATGGATCCTTCGGCAATGCACATCAAAGGTGCAAGGTGGTTTCAATATAGAACTTGGGAACACATAGAAGATTTGGAAAAACAAGTAGATACCGGCGGCGAGTCGCTTTATAAGTATTTGGGAGACATAAAAGCATGGCTCAAAGAGAATATGCAAGCCAATAGCGCACAAAGAAGAAAAGACGCTTATGTAAGAAGGGTTCAACAACTAAGAGGATTGGAAGATAGGGTCGGCGAAGACATGGCATTTCCCGTAGTCGAGATAGTCCATGAGCTAAGAGAAAATAGATGGATAGACTATCATCCCGACATGAGGCTTATTATCAGGGATATCAAAAACCCGTATGATCATGGAAAGATACCTGTAGTTCAACTAAGATATTATCCCCTTCAAGACGACCCACTAGGTGAGAGTGAGGTTGAACCTGTTATTCCTATCTGGAAGGCAATTCAGGCAACGGTTTGCGGATACATGGATGAGGTAATTCTTAAAATGCGCCCTCCTCTAAAGATAGTAGAGAATCAGGTAAGAATAGAAACAATAGTTTATGGCCCTGAGGCACAATGGATAGTTCAAAGACCCGATTCTGTAACTGAGATGCAAAGTAACGGTGAGGCAGTAAGATACTTCGAGACAACTTATTCTGCTTTAATAAGTGCATTTAATGTAGCTATGGGAGATATGAGTCAGGGAACATCTGCTGTGACACCTTTTGAAGGTGATAAAACTGCAACCGAAATCAGAGCATCACTTAGACAACAAAATGTGAGAGACCAAAAGAACCAAAATGACTTAGCAGAGTTTATCAAGGACATAATGCTTATGTGGCTTTCCAATAATAAACAATTCTTATTTAGTAATCCCGCAAAACAAGAGTATGTATTAAGGATAATCGGAGACGAGAACTTCAATTACTTCAAAAGAGCAGGGCTTGATGAAATGGAAATACCCGATGAAGTAATGACAATGATTGAAGATATTATGTTACAAAGAGCCGATATGAACGATCCTGTTGGCGAAGCTGAGTTAAACGAGTTAATAGAAGCGGGTAAAATACCCAAAAATCCTATATATGAGAATCCCAAAGAGAAAGACCCTGAAAAGCTAGTCTATAAATCAAAGATGAGGATGAGTGAGATGGAAGATTCAGCCGAGTTATCAATAGTTCCCGAAGACGTGGAGGGGACTTATGATTATGTAGCTGATGTAAAGAGTATGGCATCGGGAGCAACTGAAGAACTATTAGATGCAAGGCAAAAAGCACTCGACCTTTTACTGGCTAACCCCCTTGTGGTACAATTACTAAACAGTGAAGGGTATAAGCCGAATGTCAAAGAACTTATCACCAACACCCTCGAAGATCTTGGACTCAGAGATGCAAGCCGCTACTTTGAGAAAATCCAAACTCAAAATTTACCTCCAACAGCAGGAGGCCCTAATGCGAATCCACAACAGCAAGGACTACCAGGAGTACCTCAAGCCAATCCTGGAGGCGGCGTTCCTCAACAAATGGCTGGACCCGTCCCAGCAGGATCAGGAGGGCAAACTCCTCTTCCAAACAATGGAGCAATTCCACAGAGCTTATAACGAAGCGTTCCAAAAAGCCAAAGCGTTTCAAGAAATACACGACATATTAAGTATGGCTGAGACGACTATCCAAAACATAACCAAACAATTAAATGAACCAAAGAAAAACTACGAAATCTAATCTAAAGTCTTTGGATTTCAGTAAGGAAATCAAGAAATACAAAGCGTTTAGTGAGAAGAAAGAATTGAATTTCGGCAGATGTTCACATAGGGATGTTCACTTTGATAAGGGATATCTTGTTTGTCCTTGCGGATCAAGCTGGTCGGGAGAAAGATTGAACGAATTATTTGATTTTTTCACTAAAAAAAAGTAATATATACTCATGTCATCTATTCAAGATAGATTGAAGAAAGTTCCTCCATTTGAAGAAGATGTAGAGGTACTCCAAAATCTTAAAGAAGTATCCGAACAACAAGTTTCCGAAATAGTTTTACCCGAAAAAGAAGAATTAGTTGAAGAATCAGAGCAACCTCAAAAAGAATCACAAGCTGAAGATTCAGAAAACAAAGAAGAAGAAACCAAGAATAGGACAAAAAAACAGTTTGATAAGTTGAAAAAGCATAATAAAGAGTTAAAAGAAGAAAACGAGAAACTTTATAAAAATGTGATGGAGTCTTTGAAGCCCGATGAATTTCTAAAAAAACAGGAGTTTACTCCAGAGTTTCACCAACAAACAGACCAAGCCGCCCCGAATCTTAAAAGAGAAGAAGTTGAAGACATTTATGCCAATCTAATTACTAAAGACGAATTGGGTAATCCGGTAATTGATCCTGATTTACTAATTAAGACATTAAAAGAAGCCAATGAAGAGGCGAAAACGGCAAGAAAAGAAGCCAAAGAAGCAAGAAGAAGAGCCGATCAGACTGAAAGAGAGGCAAAAAGAACTATAAGGGATTTTGAAGAAAGTCGAGAGGTAAGAATAGTTCATAAAAAATATCCTCAGATTGATCCGAAGAGTGATGACTTCAATGAGATGTTTTGGGATGATGTAAGAAAAGAAATAGCAACAGCTCCTATTTTAAGAGGAGAGAATGTATCCTTTATGGAAGCGGCTGATAAAATATGGAATGAGAGATACGCCCCTAAAGAGGAGGTGGAAGAAGTGAATAAAAAAGAAAAAGAGAAAATGGAAAAAACGGAAGATGCTAAGAGAAATATTAATGCTTCTACTCCAACTACAAGTTTTGTAAAAGATTATTATTCCAAGACCGAAAACGAAGCACTCAAACAAGCGACAATCGCCGGAAAGAAGGGTGCTTTGGCAGAAAGACTCCGCCGATCAGGCTACTAATTGCAAACCTCAATTTAGTTACTTCATACTTTCTTTAGTGATAGTAGTCTAATGCCGAGACTTTAAATTTGGCACAATCTTTATCAATCTATCTACTCCACGACCAAAGTGGTTAAGTAAGGTAGAAAAGAGGTGAGCAAAAATGGCTTTTGGAAAACAAACATACGAAAGTGCAGTACAGTCCAAAGAAATGCGGGAGTCTTTACTCTCTATTATTAAAGATGTTTCTCCTAATGAGGATAACTACTTTGTTTCTAATATAGGGAAAGGCCCTGCGGCTTTGCAGCCACTCCATGAGTGGAACTTGTTTTATGAAGCTCGAGCAACTACGGTTGATCCTGAAATCGAGGGTGCGGATACTTCCTACCCTGATTTGACTTACGAAACCCGATCCAATAACTACACGGTTATTCTCGATGCTCCTGTCAAACTCTCAAGAACCAGAGCGTCAGTTGCTATGGTTACGGGAGAGGATGCAATGGGAGTTGAAAAAGAAAGGGCGCTTATAAGATTGAAGTCCGAAATGGAGTATGCAACAATTAACGGTTCCTATGCGGCTGGTTCTTCGGGAGTTGCCCGACAGATGCTTGGAATTGATGGTTGTATTACTACCAACGTAACGGCTTGGGGATCTGCAAGATCTTTCGCTGAGAATGATTTGAACGATATTGTTCAGTCATCTTGGGATGCGGTTGGTGCAAGCTATGTTATGGATGTACTCGCTGCGCCTGTTGTTATTAAAAGACGAGTAGCCGGATTCGGAACCAACTTGACCAGAAATGTTCAAGCTGAGGACAAGAAACTTACTCAAGAGGTTCGAGTCTATGATTCTGAAGTCGGTCAGACAGTCAAGGTTATTGCTCACAAGGACGTCCTAAAGACCGCAGGAACTTTAACAGTTCTCGGACTTAGAGAAGATCACTTTGAGCACTCTTTCTTGGTCA